TCGACGATCCGATCAAGGACTACGAGGAGGCATACTCTCCCGTCATCCGGGAGAAGGTGTGGAACTGGTACGCCTCCGTCGCCCTGACCCGTGTACGCAAGGGCGGCGCGATAATTGTGATACAGACTCGCTGGCACGCCGACGATCTGTCGGGCCGAATCTTAAAGAAAGCGGAAGAGACCGGCGAGCACTGGGAGATCGTTTCCTTCCCGGCGATCGCGGAGGAGGACGAGCCGTACCGCAAAAAGGGCGAAGCCCTGTGGCCGGCGGGGAAGCCGCTCCACGAACTTCTCATGGTGAAAGAAACGCAAGGCTCCATGAAGTGGTCTTCCCTCTACCAGCAGAAACCCCCCAAGGAGCAGGGCAACGTATTCAAGCGCGAGTGGTTCCGCCCGTACAAGGGCGAAGCCTTCGGGCACCTATTCCGCACCTCGCAGATCTGGGATACCGCGCACAAGACCAAGAAGGCGAACGACTACTCCGCGTGCATCACGCTGGAGCTTCGCAACGTCGGCATCTTCATCCGCAACGTATGGCGGGAGAGGGTGGAGTACCCGGACCTGAAGCGCAAGGCGGTGGAGTTTCAGGCTGCGTGGCAGGCCGATGAGGTCTGCATCGAGGATAAGGACGCCGGCGCCATGCTCATCCAGGAACTGCGGCGCAACACACGACTTCCGATCATCCCGCTGGAGGCCGACAAGGACAAGGTGCTGCGGGCCAACGCGGCAACGCCGATGTGCGAGTCCGGCCGGGTCTACTACGACGCCGACGCGCCGTGGGTTGAGATGTTCTTCGAAGAGATGATGGCGTTCCCGGGGGGCACGAACGACGACATGGTGGACGCCTTCGTGCACGGGATCAACCGCCTGAAGGGGATCGCGGAGCACGCGGTACCGGAACCGGAGCAGATGACCGTCGACACGGGGCATCGCTCGATCGGGATGGATATGGAGTTGCCGATATGACAGGAGGTGGTCTTTGAGCATCGTTTCCTGGCTGATGCAACGGTACGAGTCGGAGATAAGGGATTACTTGGCCGGCCAGAATCCCAGGTTCTCTGGCGAGACCGCCACTTCCGTCGATGATATTTACGGTCTCTATTGGGGCAGCGGTCAGTACAATCCCGACCGGCTTGCCGCGAACAAGGGCGGGCTGGCGATTTACAAGAAGATGCGGGAGGACGATCAGGTCAAGGCTGCGCTGCATTTGAAAAAAGCCGCAATCATCCACCCCGGCTGGACCATCGAGGGAGACGACGAAAAACTGAATGAGTTCGTGATGGCGGTCTTCGACGGGATGGAGGGCACCGTCGAGGGGGCGATCCGCTCGATCCTGTCCGCCTACGACTACGGGTTCTCGTTGCACGAGAAGGTCTACCGGTACCTCGACGCCGGACCGTTCAAGGGAAAGGTCGGCATCGAGACACTGCGGCAGAAATCCCCCACCCGGATCAATTTCGATATCGACCCGTTCGGGAAACTCAAACCGATGGGGATCGTACAGATCCAGCGGGACGGGCAAAGGAAAGCCCTGGACACCGCGAAGTTCATCTTGCACGTCTACCAGCAGGAGTTCGACAACTTCTACGGAGAATCGGATCTTAAAGCCGCGTACCGGTTCTGGTTCCTCAAGGTCAATTTCTTCCGGTACTGGGGCATGTACCTGGAGAAGTTCGGCATCCCGCTGGTGTGGGGCAAGGTGACGTCTCCAACAGTGGACGCCGCCGATCAGGCGAAGTTCCGCACCATCGTCTCGAACCTGCAGGCGGGCATGGCGGCGGTAGCCCCGGACAACCTGGAACTCAACTTTCTCGAACCTTCGAACTCCAGCAAAGATACGTTTTCGACGGCGATCGACACGCTGAATATCTCCATCGCCAGGGCGATCCTCCTGCCGACACTTCTTGGGCTTTCCGCCGGGCAGGACAAGGGATCGCTCGCCCGCAGCCAGACGGAGTCCGATACGTTCGACATGGTCCTGGGCGGCGATTCGCGGGAAGTCGAGGAGACGATCAACGAGCAGTTGATCCGCGCATTAGTCGATATGAACTTCGGGAAGCAGGAGAAGTACCCGCAGTTCAAGTTCAACCCGATGCGCGAGGAAGACAAGAACGCATTCGTCGTCGCATGGGCGGACGCGGTCTCCAAACAGGCGGCCAAATCCACGATCGAGACCGACAAGCACGTCCGCAACCTGCTCAGCTTCCCGGAGATGACTCCAGAGGAGGAGACAGCGGCGAAAGAGGCCGAGAAGGCTGGCGTAGCCCTCGCTGCGGCCGCTCTGAAGGGCGCTTCGGTCACGGGAAAGGGTAACGGCAAGGGGAACGGGCAGACCCCGCCTGAAGACGACGTGGCGCCAGCGGACGGCAAGCAGAAGGTCTACCTGCTGACCACGCTGAACGCGCAGGAAGCGCGCAAAGCCTGGAAGGAGCATGTGGACCAGTTGGATGGTCTTGAAGAAGACTCGAAGAGTGCCCTGTCGGAGGCGTTCTCCGGGGCGATCCAGGCCATGGCGATCGACTCAAAAAAAAAATCCTGATGCGGGAGCGTCTGGTCCTTCCGGGCTCTGAGGCCGGAAAGATCAAGCGGACCGTGAAGGGAATGCTCCGGAAGGCCCGGGAGCTCGGCGTAGAGCACATCGAGCAGGAGCTCGGCCTGCAGCCCCGCACCTACGCGAAGAAGTCCCTGTTCCCGACGATGGACGCAGATCTCGACCGGTACGAGACGGAGAAGGCGTTCTGGATCACCGGGATCGTCAAGGAGGACATCCTCAAAGTCGCCCGGGGGTACATCTTCAACTGGGCGAAGGAGCATCCGGAGGAATTGGTCGCCGGCGCCGGATTCGAGGAGGGGCTCTACGAGCTGCTCAAGGAGTGGCTGCCGGCAGTGGACGACTCCGGCTATACGATCAACCAAGCGGCGCGGAGCGAAGTGATCGCCCGGACGAACATCATGGACATGTACAACCACGCCCGCCTGACCATGATGCAGCGGCCGGAGCTGAAACACTGGGTGCAGGCGTACCGGTACACGGCGATCTTAGATTCCGTGACCACGCTGATCTGCCGGGGACTGCACGGGAAGATCTTCACCGACGAGACGCTGAACGGTTTTTCGCCCCCTTCTCACTACAACTGCCGTTCGATGCTGCTTCCGGTGACCCTGCTGGATGCGGGGTGGCAGGCCGAGATGCGCGGGCAGGGACCGATCACGGTGAAACCGCAGGAGGGGTTTGCCACCGGCGTAAGTAAGCCCCCCGCCGTCCAGGAAGCGGCAAGTGGGAGTGGATTATGACGCAGACTTGCTACCCGACAAAGTCCTGCGCTACCTGCGCGCACGGCACGGGAGAAGGCACAATACGGTTTTGCAGGGTGAAAGGCGGCTGGGCGTTCGATGCCAGTACGACATGCGACTGGCACACCGATCCCGGGGAAGACCGCTTAGCACACTTTGCGGTAACGATCGAGAACGACGGACTGACATTCGAGATCTTTCCGAACGAATCGTTCCTCATCGAGGACGCCAGGAAAGAGTTGGCAAAGTGTCCTGGCTCGTTGAATGTCGTCGTGGATGTCGGGGCGCACGTAGGCACGGTGGCGCTGCAGGCCGCCAAGCATGGAGCGTTCGTTTACGCCGTGGAACCGGCACCGATCAACATCGACATGTTGAAGCGCAATATCATGCGCAACGATCTGCAGGATCGCGTGACGGTGGTCGAAAAGGCCGTGGCTTCCGAATCGGGCTTATCTCTCCCGTTGCGGGATGAGCCCTTGTGTCCAGGACAGAAATCGCTCGCGTTCAACGTAGGCAAGCAGATCGGTTGCGATGTGGAAACGATCTCGCTTGCGGATCTCCTGGCCGGAATCACGGAGAAGATCGACTTCCTGAAGATGGACATCGAGGGCGAGGAGTTCGTTCTCTCCGCCGGTCCGCCGGTTCCGGAATTAAGTCGCGTCGGATTCATCTCCATCAGCCTGCATCCGCCGACGAACGAGGATTATTTCGACGGTGGGGACGGGCGCACGCAGGAAGAATACTACGCGGCGATGGTCGGATGGTTAAAGCGCAGCGGCGTCGCGAATGCACGGATTGATAACCACATGGCGATTGGAGGTATCACGCAATGAGCCCTATGGCGAATTTCCATTCCTGCAGGTTAAACGATCCCGGGAAATACCAGAAGATTCGTTACAAGAAGCAGGGCGGAGCGGATGTCGTCATGGGCCAGAAGGACGGCGGCGACTGGGAAGTCCAGGCGATCCGCTACCCGAAGGAGTCCTTCGACGAGGCGACCGCCCAGGCATCCTGCGGGAAACATGGAGGGTCGTTCGAGGCGGCCAGCGGGATGAAGGAGCATTCCGATGCGCTTCTCTGGATGGGGCAGCCGATGGAGGAATGGTCTTCGTCCGAAGCGGATCCGAAATGCTTCTCCGATCTGACCGTCGTCCATTCCTACGCGAAAGACCTGCGCGGCGTCGAGATCTTCTCCTCCGGCACATGGAACGGGGATGTCTACAACGAGCGGGATCTGGACGCGATGGTATCCGCATTCCATTCATTGGGGATCAAGCCGCCTCTCAAACTTGGGCACGACGAGGCGCAGAAGTGGTTCGGGCAGAAAGACGGGGCGCCGGCGCTCGGCTGGGTGGCGAATCTCCGGCGACTCGGCAAGAAACTGGTTGCGGACCTTGTGGATGTGCCAGACGCGCTCCACGAGATGATCACGAGCAAGCGGTACCGGACCAAAAGCGCGGAGGTGTTCTGGGACTACAAGGACGGCGAGGGCAGGATCTGGCCTCGCGTCCTCCGGGCGGTCGCGCTCCTCGGAGCGGATCTCCCCGCCGTGTCCAACCTGCAGGATCTGCAGATGGCGCTCATGGCGGATGGTACCAGGGACATCCGTGCGTATGGATCGGAGAGCAACGTACGGATCTATTACGAAGGAGGTCAAGATATGGATGAGAAACGCTACCAGGAAAAAATCACTTCCCTTGAGGCCCAAATGGAATCCGAGCGGGCTTTAAGGGCCGAGTGGGAAACGCGAGCGATCCGGGCGGAGTCGACGCTCGGGAACCGGGACGAGGATTTCGCCCTGAAGCAGTTCCGGGAGACCGTCCTCCCGGCGCTGAAGAAGGACGGCAAGGTCCTGCCGGCGGAAGAGGAGTCTCTCCTCATCACGTTTTCGGCGCTTGGCCCGGCGTCGAGGAAGTACGGCGACAAGGACGTCAACCCCCGGGAGCTCTTCGTCAAGAACCTTCAGGAGCGCAAGGCTCAGGTCAAGTTCGGCGAAGGCGCGGAGGGCGGCGAGGAAGACGGGAGCGACAAGCCTCCGGCCATCGAGGTCGACAGCCGCATCCGGAAGTTCATCGAGGAAGGCAAGGCGAAAAACTACGGCGAGGGGAAAGACCTCGTGAAACTCCGCTGCCCGGATCTGTGGGCGCGGTATATCCGCGGATAGGAGGAAAAGCAATGCGTTACGGACAAGCCATGAAGTACACGTTTGTGTCGGGAGGGACTCTTACCCAGTTCGTCCCCGTCACCGTCGCCGGGGTTGTTGCCATAACGGCGCTTACCACGTACGGAGTCAACCAGACCAAGCCCAATACCGGCGATCATGCAACTGCCTGCGTTGTCGGGGAGACGAAGGCGCTCGTGGGGTCCGGCGGGTTGGCGGTCGGCGATCTCGTGACGGTCGCCGCATCGGGATTCGCGAAAGCCAATTCAGGATTCTATCCCATCGGCCGGTGCATCTTCGCCGCAGCTTCCGGCGGCGTAGCCGACATTTTCTTCAGTAGCGTTCCTGGCTACATTTTTTCGTAAGGAGGAACCACATGTCCAAAGACCGCCAGATCGTCAAGACCTACGACGCGACGGGACGCGAGCTTCACGTCGACGTCCCGCTTTCGCAACTTGTCGTCAACTATCGGACCCAGGGACTCATCGGGGAGTACATCTTCCCGGTGGTCAACGTGGGGAAGCAGTCCGACATGATCCCGGTCATCCCCCTGGGCGAGTTCACCCGCGAGGAATCGGCCTTCCGGGCTCCCGGCACGCAGGCCCGCATGGTGCGCTTCGACGTGGCGACCACGGGCTACTACTGCAAGAACTACGCGCTGAAATACCCGATCACGGTCGAAGATCGGGAGAACGCGGACCGGGTGTGGAACCTCCGCGAGAACGGTGCGTACTTCATCACCGACCTCATCAAGATCGGGAAAGAGCGCCGGGTGTGCAACATCGTCAACTCCGGCACCAACGTCAACACGGGGTACGTCCCCGTGTCGGCCTGGAACGCCACGGCCAACGCAGGAAACCCGCTTCTCGACTGCCAGAAGGCGCTGGACCGGGTGCAGGACACCACCGGGTTCCGGCCCAATATCGGGGTCATGGGACTCACGGCATGGAGAACGACTCGGGTCCATTCCGCGATCCGGGCGATCCTCTTCCCGCACGGCGGCGGAATCGCAACGAAGAACCAGCTCGCGGAGCTTCTCGAACTCGATAGTCTCTACATCGCGCAGGGGTACTACAACACGGGGGCGGAGAAATTCAGCGCTGCCCTGTCTCCCTTCATGTCCGATGCGTTCTATGCCTTCTACCAGCCGAACGGGAACGTCATCGGTCCTCTGCCCCGGTACTCCGCAACCTTCCGGTGGCAGCTTGCCGGAGTTCCTTCGATGACCGTCGAGGTTCATGGATTCGACCAGAAGACGAAGTCGGAGGAAATCGAGGTCGGGGTCTACGACGACGAGAGGGTGCTCGATTCACGGCTCGGCGTCGCCATCTACGGGGTGAACTCCGCCCAGTAATAGTCCACCGACAACCCGCAACCCGAGAAGGGGGGCCAGAAATGGCTCCCCTTTTTTATTTCCAATCAACCCACCGGAAAAGGGGAACTTTGATG